GGAATTGTAAAAGCACAAGACCAAAACGAGAACCTTGGCAAACTTGCCGAGATGCTTGGCAGTGCGCGTGACGTTGGCAATCAATACACAGTTCCAAGTTGGGTGCCACTAGCCGGTGGCGTAGGTGCTGGTGATTTACTCATGGGCAAAACACCAGAAGAGATTGAGAACTGGTCTTATGGCAATGCACCAATGCAGATACCAGAGATGAGCAACGTACCACAGTTTAAACGTGGTCGTGCGCAGTCACTTGCTGATGCACTGACAACATTAGCACCAGGTGTTAAGGCAACGGAAGGTTTACCAGCAGGATTATCATTCATTGGGCCTAAATCAAGAAACTGGGATAAGGTAGCTGCTGAATTAGCCGCTAAGAAATTAGATGAAGGCGCAGATCCAGCAGAAGTGTGGCGCGAGCATTTGATTGGTCGTATGCCGGATAAAACTTTGTTTAGTGAGATTAGTGATAAAGAAATGTCGCATGTTATCCCATTAAATAAATGGGTAAACAGAGAAAATGGGCAATTTATGGCTCCAAACATAAGTACAGCTTGGGATGAAGCTGCCAGCACTTTAACGCCAAATGCACCAGTTAGAATAAAAAGATTATTTGAACACGATCAATTAAAAAATGAATACCCTTATGGGTTTACTAAAAATTATGAAAATCAAAGCATTATGGATATGCCGGTTTTTATGCAAGAAAAAAATAGTAAATCTTATGGTTCTTTAGGTGATGGGGATCTAACATTAAACCCATCTTTGCTACCAAAAGAGGCAAGAAGCACTGTATTGCATGAATTGCAACACGCTATTCAAAACCAAGAAGGTTGGGGTAAAGGTGGTAGTCCAGCAGAGTTTGAATTAAGTGATTTTTCCAAATCTTATTGGCAAAACATATATGACAAATCAAACGATCAACAATCGGAATTGTTGCAATCTTTATTAGAGAAAAAGAAAGCAGGCGAAATTGATAATAACGATATACGTTTGCAAATGGAAAGCCTAGCAAATAGAAATGGAAGAAGCATAGCTGAAACAATGTTGCGCAGAGATAAAAATCCAATTGAAAGTTATAAAAGATTGGCAGGCGAAGCACAAGCACGCGCAACACAAGATCGTCTTGATATGGACATGGCGCAACGTCGTGAAAACTATCCACTTGCTGGTGGTAAGTTGTCTGATATTCCATTAGAGGACTTGATTTATAAGTATGAGGGTAATGGGCCTTCATTAGCAATTAAAGCCTTAAAGTTACATCATGGATCAAATGAGTTTGTACCAAAAATAAAACGCGAAGGATTATACGATGCAATTTTTGCAACACCAGATAGACATGCTGCATTAAGTCATGGCGATAAAATTTCAAATTATTACGTTAATGAAAATAAAATTGGTCATGATTTTGGGGATAAATATGATGAAACAATGAATTTATTGCGTCGTCATTATCCAGAAGCATCTGAGGATGACATTGAAAACATTTTGTATCCAGCAATTGCAGAAGATGTTACGCCTTGGAATATGAATCATGAAGAAGTTATGCGCGTGACTGGCATACCAGACATGGCAGAATCATCATGGAAACTTCAAGCCGATAGAGGACGAATTGGAAAAGCTCTTGGTTATGATGCCGTAAAAGTTAGAGATGAGCATGGCGATTCGTACATGATTCCATTTGAATCAAAAGCTAAATATCGTGCTGGTAGCTTGGATGAGTTGCAAGATAAGTATTATGAAGGTAATGGGCCTTCACTTAGCATGGATCCACTAAGTAAATACAAGGATTACGTTGGTGAACATTCTGCACCACTTGGCGATTCTGGTGCGCCACTTCATGACTTAACCGCTAATGAAAACGCTATTTATCCAAGTGATGTGTATTCTTCACAAGCAAATCAATACTATGGAACTGGCGAACCAGAAGACGCACAACTATTTGCAATGGCACAGCGTCTAAAAGACAAGCCAAATGAAAAAGTTTCTATTTACCGTGCTGTGCCTAAAATGCAAAGCAACAGTGAAAAAATTGCAGGACTTGAAAAAGATTTAGCAAACTATATGAAACGTGGACGCATGCCAAAAAATGCTGATTTTGATAATAAGTCTGATTGGTATGAATGGGCATCAAACGAGCGTGATAGACTTGCATCATTACCAGAAGAAACGATTGAGCCATTATCAATCAATCATGGCGATTGGGTTGCGCTTGATAAAAAGTACGCAAAAGAACATGGTGAAAGTGCGCTTGGTGGTAATTACAAAATACTTAGCAAGAAAGTTCCTGCGCGTCAGTTATTCACTAATGGCGATTCTATTCGTGAATGGGGATGGGATTCTCGCTACGCAGAAGGCGGCTCAGTAGACAAAGACAGTTTGCAGTTAGACAAACCACAACGCACGCCAAACCATCCAACCAAGTCACATATTGTTAAAACAATGGTTGATGGCAAAGAGAAGGTTATTCGGTTCGGTGAGCAAGGTGCTGAAACAGCAGGCAAGCCAAAAGAAGGTGAGTCAGATCGCATGACAGCAAAGCGTGAATCATTCAAGGCACGTCATGCAAAGAACATTGCCAAAGGCAAAAGCAGTGCCGCGTACTGGGCAGACAAGGTTAAGTGGGCAGAAGGAGGGGAAGTGGATACTTGTTACGCTGAAGGCGGTTCTGTTGTAGGCGATTTACCATTTGATGATACAGATCAATTGCGTTTATATCATCAAGCCATGCAACATTTTGATGATTTGATGGAAAACACAGGCGGCTCAAAAAAGATGGGCAAGACTGAGGCGCGTATCAATTACAACACCACAACAAAAGGTGATCGTGATCGTGATAAAGATTTGCACACGCTCATTGCTGATTATGGTGTGGACGTTGGCAAAGGCGTTAATCTTAACGCCACTATGATTAAACCAATGGAAGCCGAAGGTGTTTACCTTGGCAATCTTACTGGTTCAGTTCCTGTTGGCGAAGGTCGTGCGTCACTTGGTTTGCAAGGTTTGCACACAAAGTACAGTGATGGGTTGTCTGGGTACACTGCCGGCTATAATGGCAAAGTAGGTGATGGCAATTTAAGCGCAAGTTATTTTGAACCAGCCGATCACAACAGTGCTGGTCGTCAAGTGCAACTAGAATACAGTATGCCATTTGCTGATGGTGGCTCAGTATCAGAATTTGAAGATCCAGCGCACGAGCGTTTGTATCGCAGAGCGATGGCGCACTTTGATGACATGCGTGAAAAGCAAAACTTTGAGGACAATGACTCAATGATTGCATCGACAATCTTGCATCCAGTTGAAGCGGCAAAGCGTTATGGCAAGCATTTAAACGATATGTATGCAATTGCAACAGATCAGTTAACAGATGCAGAACTTGCAGCCGCTAAAGATGCTGGTTATGACGAAGAAAGTTATCCGCTATACGCAATGGAGCATCCAATATTCAGAACTGATGCACAAAAAGCTCAAGCAGGAATGGAGTTTGCTGGTCTTGCGCAAACAGGTGCAATGCCGTTTGCTCCAGAAATTAGTCCAGCAACACTTGGTTCAATTAATAGTCCAAAATCACAACTTGGTAAAATTGGAGCAACTAGAGAGAAAAAAGTAATTACAGAACCAGAAGAAGGATTAAAACTTGGACAACGCATATCAACTGCAAATCCAACTGCAATTGCTGCTGAACAAATGGGATTTCATTCAACACCAGAATATATAATTAATTCTGAAATAATGAGATCAAACCCAGAAGCATTTGAAAAAAATATGAAATTGATGGCTGAATATATGCCGTCAAGAAAAAGATCAACTGATGCGCGATTTGAAGATTATAAAAATTATATCAGTGACAACTTGTCATATTTAGCAAAACAATCACAAGATGATTTCTTTAAAAGATCTGGCAATTGGTACAAAGGCGCAAACGCTTTGGCAAATGACATGTCAAATGCGTATGATATTCCAATTGAAGCATCAGCAGGTGTTCTTGCAAGATTATCTCCAGGAATGGATTGGATGCAAAATGTTGAGCAAGCAGATAGATTAGCCGATATATGGCGAAATCATCAAAATACAATAATGCCATCCGGAGAATTTAAAGGAACTAAATTGCAAGACATGCCAGATTCTTCAGCAAAAGCAGCATGGATAAGATCTTTTGATGAACAAACTACGCCAGGTCACTTTTATGGATTAACACCAGAAGGTGGTTTAACAGAAATTCAGCGAACATTAAAAGGCGAACCAAAATCTTTAATGTGGCAATCAAACGCTAATTTGTTACGAGCAGTTAATATGCTTGAAGATTCTAGCATAGAAAATATATCTAAAAACATGGGATTATCTGGTCATAAAATTAGAAATTTCTATAACAATATAGCTGATCCTTTTCATCCAGAAGATATAACGATTGATACTCATGCTGTTTCAGCAGGATTGTTAACTCCGTATTCACAAAAAGGAATACCAGTTGGACATGCTTTTGGTGGAGGAGCAATTCCTGGAGTTGTTGAAGGATCTGCAAAATCTGGTATGGCTAGTGGAATGTATGGATTATATGCGGATGCATATCGTGATGCAGCTAAAAAAGCTGAAGTTATTCCGCAATCAATGCAATCTCCAACATGGGAGCTAATTAGAGAAAACTTCCCAACATCGGGTGTTCAAAAAGATAAATTGCGCGAAGAAATTGAAAAGCGCGTATTAAATGATTTGAAAAAAGGAAATATTTCACCAGAAATGGCAAGAGAAAGTATTATTGATATAACAACAAAAGGAAAAGGATTTAAATATCCAGATTGGTATAAATAATAAACAGGAGTTGCCCAAGTGACTTGCCCAGATACTTGATGCGTCAGCAACTCCTTTCTGGGTAAGTCAATTATACTAATATGCTATACTTCACGCAAACGAAACACACACAGAGGTAAACGATGGCACAACAATTTGAAGACGACGAAGATCAAGAACAACCGGATGCACAAGAAGGTGAAAACGTAGATTTTGAGGATACCGACAAAACTGACGTTGAAGACACTGAGGATGGTGGTGCTATCGTTCGCTTGCAGGATGAAGCAGAGTCACAACAAAACGCAGAGCATTTTGCTAACATCATTGATGAAGTAGATCAAGGTGATCTTGAGATGGCTATCAGTGAATTGATAGACAAGATTACCAACGACAAAGAAGCACGCGAGAAACGCGACAAACAATACGAAGAAGGCATTCGACGCACTGGTCTTGGCGATGATGCACCGGGTGGCGCACAGTTCACCGGTGCAAACAAAGTAGTACATCCAATGCTTGTTGAAGCGTGCGTGGATTTTTCTGCGCGTGTGATGAAAGAGATTTTCCCCGCTAACGGTCCTGTAAAGAGCAAAATTGTTGGTGAGAAGGATCAAGACAAAGTAGAGAAAGCAGATCGTAAGACTGATTTCATGAACTGGCAGTTAACCGAGCAGATGGTTGAGTTTCGTGGTGAGCTTGAACAGTTAAGCACGCAACTTCCACTTGGTGGTGGTCAGTACATGAAATTCATGTGGAATCCACTCTATAAACGTCCGATGGCAGAGTTTGTTCCTATCGATGACATTTATTTGCCGTTTGCAGCCACAAACTTCTACACAGCCGAACGCAAGACGCATGTGCAGTACATTACCAAGTTTGAGTACAATCGTCGCGTCAAGAGCGGTATGTATATCGATGTTGACTTGGGTGTGCCAACAGATCCAGAGTTTAGCAAAGCATCACAAGCTAATGACAAAATTGAAGGCCGTAAAGATTTAAGCTACAACGAAGACGGTTTGCGTACTATTTTTGAGATCTACACATACTTAGATTTTGGCGATGGGCCGGAACCTTACATTTTAAGCGTAGACAAATCCACCGAGAAAGGTTTGTCGCTGTATCGTAACTGGGAGCCAGAAGACGAACAACGCAAAGAGTTGGAGTGGATTGTTGAATTTGCTTTTGTTCCTTGGCGTGGTGCGTATCCAATCGGCTTGACTCACATGATTGGTGGATTGTCTGGCGCAGCAACAGGCGCACTGCGTGCATTGCTTGATTCAGCGCATATTCAAAACGTGCCAACACTGCTAAAGCTCAAAGGCGGACCGGGCGGTCAAACGCTGAACGTGCAACCCACAGAAGTTGTCGAAATGGAAGGTGGCGCGTTGATTGATGACGTGCGTAAACTTGCCATGCCATTGCCATTTAACGGACCATCACCTGTTTTGATGCAGTTGCTTGGCTTCCTTGTTGATACCGGCAAAGGTGTTGTGCAAACCACGTTTGAAAAACTGTCAGATCAGAACCCAAATCAACCAGTCGGCACCACAATGGCGTTGATTGAACAGGGTATGGTGGTATTTAACTCGATTCATTCGCGTTTACACAGCTCAATGTCGCGTAGTTTGAAGATTTTGCACCGAATTAACAGTGCTTATCTGACAATTGAAGACATTAAAGCGCAAGAATCGGGAATTGACATCGAGCCATCTGATTTTGATGGACCAATGGACATTATTCCTGTCAGTGATCCTGCAATTTTCAGTGAAACACAGCGTTTTGCGCAAATTCAAGCGATTATGCAACGTTCTCAGATATTTCCGCAGTTATATGACATGCGAAAAGTCGAGGAAATGTTCCTACGCACATTAAAAGTGCCATCTAGTGAAGTATTGAAGCCAAAACCAGCACAAGATGACATGGATCCTGCGTCAGAAAACGTGGCAGCCGCTATGGGTTCGGGAATTTATGTACTTCCACAGCAAGATCACATGGCGCACATCATTACGCACATGGCATTTGTTAAATCGCCATTGTTTGGGTCAAATCCTGTGATTGCGAAAACGTTTTTATTTCCAATGGTGGTGCATTTACGCGATCATTTGCTTAATTATTATTTAACTGAAACTCATGATGCTGTAGATAAAGCACAAAAGCAGCAATTGATTCCAGAAGAAGCACAAAATCAAGTTCAACTGATATTACAAGTGCAACAATTTATCGAACAGCAAATGAATGGCTTTAGTGAACAATTGCAAGAAATGGATAAGCAAGCAGAGCAATTTAAACCACAGCCACAGCTTCCACCAGATCATGCACTTGAAATTGCACAGATGAGCGCAGGTATTCAGCAAAAAGCACTAGATCAAAAAGCACAAACGGATCAAGCAAGATTGCAACTTGAACAGGTTAAATTGCAAACACAAACGCAGTCTGAACAAGCAAAAATCGCTGCACAACAGCAAGAACGTGCTGACAAGATGCAATCGGAGCAAGCTCGTATCTATGCTGAGAACCAACGTGCAATGGCTGAAATTCAAATGCGCGAAGCAATCAACACAGCCGACAACAATACTGCTAAACTTATCACTGCCGCAGAACTGGAGCATGAAAGTAAAACGTCATTAACAACAGGAACCGGCATTAACTTTAATCCGTAAGGAGATGACATGAAAGACACAAAAGGCAAAGAAGTTCCAATGACCGGAGCGGACGTGAAACAACACAAACGCATGGCGGCTGGTGAAAAAGTCGATGGACAAAAATTACCAGCAGAACCTAAAGGCAAGAAGTCAGCTTGGTGAACATCGAAACCAAGCTATTAAACAAGCTCAAAGTCGAACAACAAATGTTTGCTGTTGAGGCTTTGAAGAAACCACAAACACGCGATGCCTTCGAGTACGGGTATCGTGTGGGAACGGTTGCCGGTTATGAAGCGGCAATCAACGTACTCTTAAATCTTATAGACGAGGATAAACACAGTGACAATGACCTTTGAGAATGCAATGGCAGAGGCTTTTCCAGCAGTAGATGCAGGAATTCAGCCTTTTGGAAGCCGCGTTCTGATTCAGATTCGCACTCCAAAAAAGAAAACAAGTGGCGGGATTATTCTCGACATTGGAACACAAGACACTGAGAAGTGGAACACACAGATCGGCAAAGTGATTTCGCTAGGACCACTTGCGTTTAAAAACCGTAATGACATGACAGCGTGGCCGGAAGGTGCATGGTGTCAAGCTGGCGAGTTTGTTCGTGTTGCCAAGTACGGTGGTGATCGTTGGGAAGTTAAAGTTCCCGATACTGACGAATCGGCAATGTTTGTAATTTTTAACGACTTGGATATTATTGGTCAAGTCACTGGTGATCCATTAAAGATCAAAGCATTCATCTAGTAGGAGGTGATTTATGGCAGACGTAATTAGAGAAGATGACGACAATGATGATGAAATTGAAATTGTCGAAGATATAAATGAATTAAGCGATGAGGCTTATGACGAGCAAATTGCACGCGATGACGACGATGACGTTGACAGTGAGCGTGAAGCAATTCGTGAGCGTCGTAGAAAAGAAAAGTTAGAACGTAAAGAAAGAAAAACACAGGCGATTAGTCGTGACAAGTTAGAGCTGGATTTCCTTCGTAAACGCAATGATGATTTGGAGCGCAGAGTTTCTGTACAAGAAGTACGCGCACACCAAACTGATTTAGGCGCGTATGATGCGTATATCAATCAAGCAGCGCAAGAAGCAAACATGGCAGAGCGTGTTATTGCCAAAGCGGTTGAGCGTGGAAATGGCGAAGATGTAGCGCAGGCAATGCGTTACCGTGACCAAGCGATTGCTAAAGTTCAGCAGTTGCAATTCCAGAAACAGCAGGCAGCACAACAACGTCCAGTAACGCAACCAAATCAAATGGATGATTTGACAATGCACTACGCCAAAGAATTTATTGCTGATAATCCTTGGTATGATGCACAAGGTCGCGATGAAGATTCTTCAATTGTTATTGCTATTGATCAGACGTTAGCAAAAGACGGTTTCAATCCACAAACAAGTGAATACTGGGACGAGCTTAGAAAACGTGCGGCACGCAGACTACCAGAAAAGTTTGGAAAGAAACAAAGTGAACGTACTGCGCGTGGCGGCCCATCCGTTGGATCTGGTCGTGAACATGCACCAACATCAACCCGCAAAGAAATGTATGTGAGTCCAGAACGCAAATCAGCTTTAGTTGAAGCTGGTGTCTGGGATGATCCCGTACTTCGCAATAAATATTTAAAGCGTTACGCAGAGTATGATCGTAACAACAAATAGTATTGCGTTTATTGAATATCAATTTATAATTATTTCCAATCGCTGAAAGGAGCGAATATCATGACAGACGAAAGATTAAACAAATCCGCTGGAACCAATAGAAATAATCGTGCGATGACAGATCGCGCAGTTACACAAAATCGGGAAGTGACAGAAGACGAGCGGGTTGAGATGTTTCGACAAAGTTTTTTCCAGTCCAGTTTACCGGACTTGCCAAAACTTCCAGGCTGGCATTGCTGCTGGCTAACAACAACGAATCCCAGAGATTCCATCCAAATGCGTATCCGATTGGGGTATGAACCCGTGAAGCCAGAAGACGTTCCTGGCTGGGAATACGCAACGCTTAAAACAGGCGACTGGCAAGGTTTCATTGGGGTAAACGAGATGTTGGCTTTTAAACTTCCGTTATCACTTTATGAAAAGTACATGACCGAAGCTCACCACAATGCACCCATGCGTGAAGAAGAAAAACTGACTGATACAGCAGATTTTCTTGAGCAGCAAGCAAAGTCATCAAAGTCAAGATTGACTGTGGGAGATGGCAATCTGGAAATTGGCGAACATAGAGATGCGCAATTCGACATCTCTTAACGAACCATTTAAAACTTATTCCATTTAGGAGCTATTATGTCTACAACTAGCGCACCCTATGGTTTCAGACCTTCTTTCCACAACAGTGGTCAGATGCGTCCTAAAGCCTATACAATCGCGAGCGCATACGCTGCGTCTATTTACTCTGGGGATCCAGTTAAATTAGTCACTGCCGGTACAATTGAACTTGGCACTTCAGACGGTACTCGTTCTGGTACTGCTGCGGGTATTTCATTACTCGGTATTTTTGCCGGTGTAGAATACTTGGACTCAACTGGCAAACCTACTATCGCTCCATTCTGGACTGGTGGTACGACAGGTACAAACGTTGTTGCTTGGGTTTATGATGATCCAGAAACAATTTATGATGTTCAATTTGCAAACCCAGGAACAGCGGGAACTGATTCAGTTCAAACTGCTGTTGGTGCTGAATGCGATTGGCGTGTGGCTTCACCAGGCGGATCAACATCAACTGGTATCAGCTCAACATACTTAACCGCAGAAGTCGCGACATCTGGTCAATTCCAGATTACCGGTTATGCATACCTTATCACTGATTCAGCTACTGATGCTTATGTAAACATGACCGTTCGCTTGAACGAATCACAATACAAAGCTCCAGTTAACAGCGTAAGCTAAAGGAGGATATTGAATCATGGCAACTCCAATGAGAAGTACCGATTTTAGATCGGTAGTCGAACCAATCCTTAACGAAGTATTTGACGGTGTTTACGATCAACGTGCTGACGAATGGAAACAGGTTTTCAAAGAACAAAAAGGTATTCCCCGTAACTACCACGAAGAACCTGTTCTTTATGGATTTGGTGCGGCACCAGAATTACCAGACGGTATGGCAGTATCTTACCAATCTGGTGGTGTGTTGTTCTTGCAACGTTACCTTTACAAAGTATATGGTTTGGCGTTCAGCTTAACCAAAGTATTAGTAGAAGATGGCGATCACATCCGTATTGGTCAAACTTACGCAAAACATTTAGCGCAATCTTTGATTGAAACAAAAGAAACATTAGCAGCTAACGTATTAAACCGCGCATTCAACGGTTCATATACAGGTGGTGACGGTGTATCTTTGATTTCCACAGCGCATCCAATCGTTTCTGGCACATTCAGCAACCAGTTATCAACTGCTGCTAACTTGTCACAAACATCGTTGGAACAAATGTTAATTCAGATTCGTAACGCTGTTGACAACAACGGTAAACGTATTCGCTTAACACCAAAACAAATCGTTTCTGGTCCTTCAAATATCTTCCAAGCTGAAGTATTGTTGAAATCAGCACTACGCGCAGGCACAGCCGACAACGACATCAACCCAGTTAAATCAATGGGTTTACTTGCTGACGGTCAAGCTAACTTATCTCGTATCACTTCATCTACTGCATGGTGGATTCAAACTGATGCACCAGAAGGTTTAAAACTTCTTATGCGTCGTGGTCTTGAAAAATCTATGGAAGGTGACTTTGAAACTGACTCAATGAGATATAAGGCGACAGAGAGATACACGCTCGGATGGACTGATCCAAGGGGAGTCTATGGGACGGCCGGAGTCTGAGGACTAGTCCAGCATAATTGGACAAATGCCTGCTTTTGATGTTAATATGAGTTTTTTATTCATAAAAACAGAGAAAGCAAAATGGCTAAAAAATGTTCAATAGTAAATTGCATAGCTCCTGTGGTAGCACGGGAGTTATGTTCTACACACTACAAACGCTATCAACGTCACAAATCTACAGATCAAACTAGACCTTCTGATTGGGGTCAACGCGAAAAACATTCACTTTATAGAATATGGTGTGGAATCATTAGGTATCATCGTAAAAATATTTGCGATGAATGGTCAAATGATTTTTGGAAATTTGTAAAAGATGTGCCAGAAAAAACATCAAATAGTCGTGCAAGTAGAATTACTGAAACTAAACCTTGGTCAAAAGATAATTTTTATTGGCGTGAAGTTGAAACTGCCTCAATAGATGCAAAAGAAAAACAACGCAAATTTCGTGAAGCAAATCCTTTATATGGAAAAAATACATATTTAAAAAAAATGTATGGTGTAGATTTAGATTGGTATAACGCTCAATCTGAAAAACAAAATCATCTTTGTGCAATTTGCAAAGAGCCAGAAACTTCTATTATTCATGGCAAAAAAATATCATTAGCAGTAGATCATTGTCATGACACAGGAAAAGTTCGCGGATTATTATGCAGAAAGTGCAATAATGCAATTGGTGCATTTAAACATGATAAGTATATAATACAGCAAGCTATCAAATATTTAGAAGATAGTAATTTTCTGGAAACCTTTAACGCTATGCACGACTGACCAGACAGACGACATGAAGACTGCATAGTAAAACCTTTCATGTGAGGAATCAAAATGGCTTCAACCACATTCTCTGGACCAGTAACGTCTACTAACGGTTTTATTGGTGCAATTACTGGCTTAGAAACAGTTACAACATTAACAGCGGCTGCAACATTAACTGCCGCACAAAGTGGTACAACTTTCTTTTTAAACTCTGCAACAGAATTTGTAACTACACTTCCTGCGCCTGTAGCCGGTTTAAATTACACATTTATTGTTACTGCTGCTCCTTCTGGCGCAAGCTACACCATCGTTACTGCATCAAGTGCTAACATTATCAAAGGTCAAGCGGTTAACGCTGCTGGCGTTGCTGGTGATACCGGTACTGCTGATGACACCATTTCTTTTGTTGATGCACAAGCTGTTGCTGGCGATCAAGTTACTGTGATCAGTGATGGTACATCGTGGTTTGCAAAAGCGTTTTGCGCGGTTGCGGCTGGTGTGACATTTACACAAGCAAGCTAATTTGATGAGGCGTTAATTCGCCTCATTTCAATCAACAGGGGAGCATCATGGCTGACGTAGTAGCATCACAAACATTGCTTGACGGTGAACGATTGTTTATTGGCAAGTTTACAAATATCTCTGACGGCACAGGTGAAACTGCGGTTGTCAAAATTAATCCATCAACACTTAGCGTGAACGCTTATGGTCGCGCATGTAATGGTGTTAAAATTAATAAAATTTGGTCAACCACACATGGTATGGAAGTCCGTATTTTATGGGACGCAACCACGGATGTGTTTGCATGGATGATTCCGCAAAACAGTAATTATCTGATGGATTTTTCTAGTTTTGGTGGTTTGCAAAACAATGGTGGAACAGGTGTTAACGGCAACGTGTTATTCACAACAGCAGATATGTCTGCCGGTGATATGTACACAATTGTCATTGAGTGTCTTAAAACTTATGCAGCGGCTTAAAGATATGACTAGTGAAATGCAGATCATGTTTTGGAATATTGGACTTTCACTTATCATCACAATCATCGGTGCTGTTTTGAAATACAAGTGTGATGAACTGACACGAATTAGCATATTGCTAAATAAAACCCGCGAAGAAGTAGCGCGTGAATATGTCACAAAAGTAGAAGTTCACACAGAAATTGATCGTTTAATGAGTCGGCTGGAAATCTTAGATGCAAAGCTCGACAGAATTATAGAAAGGGGTTAATAAAATGAGTAAATCATTAAAATATGTAACAGAGTTCGAGTTTCCTTCTGACAAAGGTTACACAGGATCATGCGCAAAAGAACCTGCAAAAGCCTATGCTAAAGGTGGTTCATGCAGTGGATACGCTAAAGGTGGATCATGCGGTGATAGCAAGATGATGAAAGCAAAAGGCGGTAAAGTTGTTGAACGTGCTACAGGTGAAAAATACCCAAGTCGTGAAGCAATGGTTCGTCATGAATCGCTTGAAACACCAAGAATGCAACGTGAAGAAGTGGTTAAACGCCAAGTTGTCAAAGCACCACAAAGCCGCAGACGTGGTGAGCCAATGATTGCACCTAAAGAACGTGGTGAAACATTATTAGCGAAAAGACAGCAACAAGGTGCATTAGGTGCAATTGCCCAAGCCAATACGCCTGGTCAAGCCATGATGAAAAAAGGCGGATCTGCTAAAGAATCAGCAAAAGTTGGTAAAGTAATGGGTGAGTTTAAATCTGGTGATTTGCATTCTGGTAGTAAAAAAGGCCCAGAAGTGACAAACAAAAAACAAGCGTTAGCAATTGCAATGTCTGAAGCTAAAAAAGCATCAAGCAAAAAAGGTTAGTGCTATAATTTAGCAAAAAACTGAGGTTAATTAAATGGCATATTCTGGTGAAGTAAGTACAACGGTTTTCAACGCAATAAAAGTCGTGGATCATGCCTTTAGACGTTGCCGACTTCCTGCGCAAGCAATTACAGCAGAGATGCAGACTTACGCACTGGAATCGCTATATTTGCTGCTTTCTGACTTAGCAAACATTAAAACACCGAGCTGGTGTATTGAAAAAGTTATCCTGCCAATGTATGAGAATCAACCGATTGTGACGCTACCAAATGGCACAGTTGAGGTTCTCAATCTAAATTACAGAACCTTGCAACCGGTCACCGGCTCAGTGGTGTCAACCTCGCTGGCTTACACGGTTAATTTCACCACGCAAACCACTGTTGATACTATTGGTATTGAATGGAGCGCAAACGCTGTTCCTTTGACATTTCAAGTCAGTACCAATGGCACTGTATGGGTTACAGTCGGAACGTCGTCTGATACCGCTACAGCAGGTCAAATAACATGGACAGACATCTCTGGTGCGCTGGCTTATCAATATTTTAGAATCACATCAACTTTGCCAATTTCTTATACTGCAATCACGATGGGTAATTTGCCGCAAGAGATTCCTCTCGGTCAGTTGAATCGTGATAGCTATGTTAATCAAAGCAACAAAGTTTTTCCTGGTCGTCCGAGTAATTATTATTTTCAACGTGATCTGCCACAACCTGTAGTTAATTTATGGCCAGCACCGTTCTCAGCGGCAGAGCAAGCGCAATTAATCCTATGGCGGCATCGTCAAATAATGGATACGCAAAATTTACAGCAAGATGTTGAGATCCCACAACGCTGGATTAATGCAATTGTTGATGGATTAGCGGCTGCGGTTGCTAGTGAAACACCGGCAGTTGATATGCAATTAATGGCAATTCTCACGCAAAAAGCGGCTATCAGTTTGCAACGTGCTTGGGATGGCGACAATGACGGATCACCAATTCAAATTAATCCTGGCATTGGGGTTTATACACGATGAGCGTATTTCTCGATCCAAGTGGACAGCCAACGTATGGTATTGCCATTTGTGGTCGTTGTTCGCGCAAAATGTTGTTGTCTGAGCTTTCACCGGATCCAAATTATCCTGGTTTGATGGTTTGTAAAGAAGATCGTGATGAATACGATCCGTATCGTCTTGCACCTCGCAGACCAGATCAGATTGTGTTGCCGTTCAATCGTCCAGACACACCAATTAACACGCATCCTGCTGGCGTTATTCAAGAAGCTGGCGATGAATTTTTTATTACCGAGGACGGTAATTCTTATCTGGAGATGTAAAGAATGTCTGACGTACCAAGTAATTTAATTCCAACGCGGATAACACAACTTCCAACTGCACCTGTTGCATCTGAAGACAGCTTGATGATGATTGTCTACAACGGCAACAATTATCAAATCAGAGTCGGAGATCTTTTGAGTGTTGCTGGTGTTCCTACAACACGGCAAGTTATCGCTGGCACCAGTTTAACGGGTGGTGGTCAACTTTCTAGCAATGTAACGCTTAGTGTGGCAAATGGTGGTATCACTAGCACACAGCTAAGTGCTACAGGTGTTACTGCTGGATCTTATGGTGATGCCACAAACATTCCTGTTTTTACAGTAGATTCAACTGGTCGCGTAACAGCCGCATCAACGATTGCCGCAACGATTACTGGCTATGTTCCTGTTACACGACAAGTGATTGCTGGCACTGGTTTGACTGGTGGTGGTGCGTTAAACGCTAATGTAACGATTGCGGCTAATCTTTCTGATAGTTTACCATTAGCTGGATTAACTACTGGATCGGCTGGTGTTGCTACATCTATGTCACGATCAGATCACAAGCATCCGCAAGTGGATTTATCGAGTGCGAATGAAGTTGAAAATATTCTTGGTTTAAGTCACGGTGGCACTGCAAAAAGCATTGTGCCAAATGCAGGTGCAATAATTTGGTCTGGTGCTGACGGTTTATATGTTGGACCTGCTGGAACGGCTGGGCAAGTTTTAGTTTCTGGCGGATCTTCTGCGCCAACATGGGGTTCTGGTGGAGGATCTGTGACAACGGTTTCAGTTGTTAGTGCTAATGGTTTTGCAGGAACGGTAGCTAATCCCTCATCAACACCTGCTATCACGTTGACGACTAGCATTACTGGTGTGCTTAAAGGTAACGGTACGGCTATTTCTGCGGCTACGTCTGGCACAGATTATAGTGCGGGGACTTCTGCTTTAGCTACGGGTATTTTAAAAAGCACCACAACAACGGGCGCGTTAAGTATTGCGGTTGCGGCTGATTTTCCAACGCTCGATCAAAACACGACAGGAACTGCTGCTAATGTAACAGGTATTGTTGCTGTAGCTAATGGTGGTACAGGCAACGCTAATGGTATCAACGGAGGCACATTTTAATGACAACAATTGAAGATTTAATAGACAAAATGTTTGAAAGCAGGAATGCTGCTCATATTGAACACTGGAAAACTAAAAATGGCGAAGTTCATCGTGCGCTTGGATCTTATTATGATGATGTTATCGAAATGACTGACAAGCTCGTTGAAGCGTATCAAGGAACGTTCGGCATCGTTGGTGATGTTGACGGTGAGGTTGATGACGTTACGCGGTTAATACATGATGATATAATTTGGCTTAACGAAAACAGAAGCAAGATTGCAAAAAATATTCCAGCACTTGAAAATATTATTGATGAGTTGACTGGATTACATATGACAACGCTCTATAAATTAGAAAATTTGAGGTAAGACAATGTCACAAACAGGTTACACACCAATACAACTTTACCGCACCACAACATCTGGTGCTGCGCCTACTGCTGGAAATTTAACTGATGGTGAGTTAGCCATCAATATTAATGATGCAGATGTGGCTTTATATACAAAAAATCAATCTGGCGTTGTTAAACGATTGATGAACAATCCTGCTAGTTTAAAATATCCAACAGTAGATGGCACGTCTAATCAAGTGATAAAAACAGACGGTGCTGGTTTATTATCATGGGTGACTGCTGTGTTATCTGGTGGTGCTTTAGGAACACCAACAAGTGGCACTTTAACTAACTGTACAGGTCTTCCTGTATCGACAGGCGTGTCGGGTCTTGGCACAAACGTCGCCACATTCCTTCAAACACCTACCTCCGCAAACCTCGCTGCGGCATTAACAGATAAAACGGGCACAGGCGCAAACGTATTTGCATCAAACCCAACCTTCCCTGCGCAAATCAATCTTACTGCAAACTCTGGCTATAATATTTATGCTTCGGGAACGGCTGATAACTATTTGGCTGGTAGACTGGGTGTAGGGGTAACATGCGGAAGCGATACGACTATTCAAGCGGGTAGAGCACTAACCGGAGGAACGGCTCAATGGGGTGTATATCACACAGGGGTAGTTAACTCTGATGTAACAGTTAATGCTGCAGGATTTAGAAATGTAGCTACAACACAAGCAGCATCATTTACGCTAAATAATTACTTGGGGTTTATAGCTACACAAGGGACACTAGGTGCAGGCAGCGCAATAACTAATCAGTATGGCTTTTTTGCAGAAAACTCACTCACAGGTGCAACCAACAACTACGGTTTTTATGGCACTATAGCGTCTGGTACAGGCAGATATAATCTCTATATGGCAGGAACGGCTGATAATTACTTAGGTGGTAGTTTGGGGATTGGGACGAGTAGTCCTGTATATACATTAGATGTTTCTGGTGCTATCAGAGCTAATATACCTTATAGTCAAATTGTTCAATCGTGTTCAATGGGAGGTATTACAACAGGTGGCTATATTAGATTTACATCAAATGGTGCAGGTAAATATAACTATCAAATTAATACAGCCGCAGCTGGTGATTTTACTACAGTAATAACTGCATACACAATAGATGCTTCAGGCAACGTAGGTATCGGCACAGCTTCACCTAACGCATCCGCCATCCTTGATGTGCAGTCAACAACAAAAGGCGTGAGAATGCCTAATATGACAACTACGCAGAAACTTGCCATTGCGTCACCTGCGGCAGGGTTGATGGTTTTTGATACCACATTAAGCAAGTTATGCGTGTACTCTGGTGCGGCATGGCAAACAATCACTTCAATTTAAGGAAATACTCATGACAACAACATACACATACGAACCAACTAACTTGCAACGCGACCAAAACGGTATTGTGAACCAAGTGCAATTTACAATCACCGCGTCAAACGGCACAGACAGCGTAACGGTTAACTCGATCACAGGCTTACCTGCACCTAAAGGCACAGTCATTGATTACGATAAACTATCAAAAGCAGATGTTATTGCATGGATTAAAAATCTAGTGGGTACACAATCTGAAGCGTTAGCAGATTCGGAATTAGCCGCGCATATTGAGAATCAAAAAGTTGTACTGTCTAACGGCACACCTTGGAGCAACTAATGATTACTTGGGAAATTACAGAAGAAGTGGCAAATGCGATATTAGGTATGTTAGGTAACCTGCCCACCTCGTCAGGTGCATTTCCTATCCTTGTGGATTTGAAACAGCAAACTGATAGTCAAACTGAAGAAAAAAAAGCGGAGTGATACTCATGGGTAAACTACTCAAAATCTGGAACTACTTAATGGCTCGATTAAAAGAGCCTTCTACCTACGCAAGTGTGGCAGCACTCGCAACGATGGCGGGTGTGAATATTGATGCAACGCCTGTTGTGCATGACAGCTTAACTGCCGCTAGTGTCGTGTTTGGTATGATTGGACTGTTTGCATCAGAAGGTAAATAATATGAGCACCTATTTTAAGCCAGAAGAATTTGAGTGTCACTGCGGGTGCGGAGAAAAAGACGTTAATCCTAAGCTCGTAGAGTTACTTAATCGCATCCGTGAGTCGTTTGGCAAACTTATTACCATTATGAGCGGTAGAAGATGTGAAGCACACAACACGAAAGTGGGTGGTGCAAAGCATAGCCAGCACGTACTAGGTAACGCAGCCGATATTAAAGTAAAAGACGTACCGCCCAAAGAAGTGCAAGAATACCTCATGAAGCATTTTGATGACGATTGCAAAGGTCTTGGACGCTACAAATCTTTTACACACATCGATGTCCGCGATGGTAAGATTGCTCGCTGGAATGGATAACATTTTTGTTTTTACATTCATTTAAAAGTATAATTCAATAACACAGGTGCATGCTGAATCAGCGGCTAATACGACAAAACATACGGAGTATTTATGAGCTACAGCATGACCTACGACTCGTTGCTCGTAGACGTTAGACGTTACCTAGAGCGTGGCTTTACGCAAGAAAGTGACCAAATCGTTTACGATCAACTTCCCCGACTCATCACAATGGGTGAGCGTCGTATTGCGCGTGAACTCAAAATTGAAGGTTTTATTCGTGCAGTCACAACACCATTAACGGTGGGTGTTAACGTTTACATGAAACCAGACAGATGGCGTGATACTGTTAGCATGACTGTTGACGGAACGCCTATTTTTGCGCGTGCTTATGAATACATCAAGAATTACTGGCCAGATCCTGCTCAAACGGGATCACCGTCGTATTACGCGGATTACGATTATCAACACTGGATAATTGCACCAACACCAGATACCGCACAAACATTAGAAATTTTATTTTACGAACAAGTGCGTTTTCTTGGTGATGACTTTCAAACAAACTGGCTTACCGAATATGCGCCAGACGTTCTTTTATACGCTACATTGCTTGAAGCAACACCGTTTCTTAAAAATGACGAACGTGTACAAGTTTGGCAAGGTATTTATGACCGAGCTGCTCAAGCACTTAATGGCGAAGATCTTAAACGTATAATGGATCGCACAGCGAACCGGAGTGAAGCATAATGACAACATATACCGAAGTCTTCGGTGGCGCAAACATTTATCCAAGTGAAATCAGCTATAGCGCGTTAACACTTACAACTGATGTTACGTTAAGCTGGCCAACTGAAACCTCTGCTAGTAATAATCTTGCCACGCGAATTATCAACATTTCATCAGCAACCGCTGGGTTAAGTATATTTTTACCAGACGCAGCAAAAGCAGGAACAGGTGAAACCATACTGTTTAATAACGTGGGTGCGCAATCAATTACAGTAAAAAACGCTAACGGTACGCAAATTGTCGTTGTTACTGCTGGCACACTGTGGCAAGTTTATTTAACTAATAATACCACAACAGCAGGCACTTGGGTTTCATTGCAATATGGCGCAAGCATATCAATTGCTAACGCTTCAGCATTGACTGGAACAGGAATTGTTGCAGTTGGTTCTTTACTTTCACAATCTGTTCCAATTACTGAATTTAATTCAAATTACACAGCAACTGTTAATGACCGCGCAAAAATGTTTAATTGGACTGGAGCGGCAGGAACATTAACACTTCCAGATCCAACATCCGTAGGAAATAATTGGTTTTTCTATCTTCGTAATTCTGGTTCTGGTTCAATTGTTGCTGATGCAGTTGGTGCAACATTAATTGATAATTCAGCTTATTTAAGTTTTCAGCCTGGAGAATCTGCCATTATTGCAAGTGATGGCGTTAACTGTTATACCATTGGATTTGGTCAATCGTCTATTTTTACGTTTGACTTTACTATTATTCCTGTTGCTGGAAATGGCAATTACATTTTGACAGGCACAGAATTAAATCGTATAGCTTATCGTTTTACAGGCGCATTAACGGGTAACAGAACTATTATTGTTCCTGCAACAGTTCAACAATATTGGGTGGATAATCAAACCACTGGATCTTATACTTTTACAGTAAAAACATCGTCTGGTACGGGTGTTGTTTTAGCTACCAATGAACGTGCTATTTTATATAGTGACGGTACTAATGTTATTCGCGCAGATACTTACGGGGTGTCTTATCCAATTTCTGTATCACAAGGAGGTACTGGAGCAACTTCCGCTGGATCTGCACTTTTAAATTTAGGCGGCACATCGGTTGGTGTTGGGTTGTTTACAGCATCATCACAAGCGGCAGCTTGGAGTGTTTTAGGTGTTGCGCAGTCTGGAAATGTTAACGGTGGTACATACTAATGCCAGAAAAAACGATTATTTTAAAGTCAGATGCAGGAATCAAACGCGACGGTACTAAGTTTGATGGCAACAATTATACAGACGGACAATGGGTTCGTTGGCAACGTGGTTTGCCACGCAAAATTGGTGGTTATAAATCCACACAAAAGTATTTGACAGAAATTAGTCGTGGTTTTAGTAATTTTACTCAAATGAATTTCATTTATTGTCACAGCGGAAGTGAAAATTTTTTAGAAAGGTTTACTATTGATTCAACCGGTAATAGTTCTATTGTTACAAATAGAACACCTGCAAGTACCTATGCGACTGGAAAAGTAACTTTAACAAGTGGATCTGCTGGTTCAGTTGATAGTATTACTATAAATGGCGTGAACGCCATGTCTGGTTCTGTTGCTTATACGACAAGTTTAACGGCAACAGCAACAGCAGTGGCGGCAAATATTACTGCTCATGCTGCTGGATACAGTGCAACAGCCTCTGCTGGCGGAATTATTAATATTACAGCCACGTCAGTTGGATCAACGGTTAATAATTTACCAATTGTAACAGTAACAACAACCATTGTTGCTGATTCTGGTGATATGAATGGTGGGTTCTTTGCATCTCAATTACCAAACGCACTTAACATGTGGATGTTTGATTATCAATATGATTCTTCTACAAATCAAAATTATTTGTTTGCACATGTATCACAAAATTTAAATTCTATTTCTAATGATGCTGGCGGATATATTTTCTTTGGTGAAGTGCTTGGCACTGGTCAACTTCAATATGTTGGATTACCACCAGATGCAAATGCTACAGGCGGCATTGTATCGCTACATCCTTATTTATTTTACTATGGCACAGACGGTATTATTGGATGGAGCGTTGCAGGAAGTCCAACAAATCTAACTGATTTTGGATCTGGTGCGGGTCTTGCGCGTGTGTGGGGTCAGAAAATTATCAAAGGTTTGCCACTTCGTGCTGGTAGCGGAACAGCTCCTGCTGGATTATTTTGGGCGTATGATGCCGTTATTCGTGCAACGTTTACTGGTGGTGCAACTGTATTCCAGTTTGACGTGGTAGCAACTGATACATCTATTATTTCAGAAAACTGCATTGTTGATTACGATGGTGTTTTCTTTTGGGCGGGTGTTGATCGCTTTTTAATGTTTAATGGTGTGGTGCGTGAAGTTCCAAACGCCATGAATTTAAATTACTTCTTTGATGGATTGTATCCAAGAAATAGATCAAAAGTATTTGCATTTAAAGTTCCACGTTATGGTGAGATTTGGTGGTGTTATCCACGCGAAGATGCAACAGAATGTACGCATGCAGTTATTTACAATGTACGCGAAAACACATGGTATGACACAGAGCTTCCTGCTAACGGACGTGCCGCTGGTGCATTTAACAATTCATTTGCTGCGCCTATTTTAGCTGGTGCAGTTCCTGGTGATAATGCAGTTGGTGCAACTGGAACGATTACATTTACAGGCGGATCATCCGGATCGGTCAATTCTATTACAATTAACAGCGTGCCAATTATTTCTGGTGTCGTACCGTACAGCACTAGTTTATTTGTTACGGCTGAAAATGTAGCAAATGCCATTAATGTTTACAGTTCATATCCAGAATATATTGCTACAGTTTCTACCGTTGGAGGTCAACCTGTTGTTACTATCACATCAACATTGGTCGGACCGCAATACAATAATCTTGTTTTAGCAGTAACAACAACCACCATAACAACAACAACTACAAACATGACCGGTGGCACTTATGCGTATCGTGTGTGGGTTCAAGAGCAAGGTGTTGATGAGATTGATGGACAAAACATTAATCCAATCAGATCTTATTTTGAAACGGCTGATTTGTCTGCGGTGGCGCAAGGTAACAACGAATTTATGCGTATTACGCGCATAGAACCAGATTTTGTGCAAAGTGGGAACATGACAGTTCAAGTCACTGGTAGATCTAATGCGCGTGCGCCAGAAGTCTACGGTACAACGTTTACTTTTCCAGCAACTGCGCAAGAATCTTGGCAACAAATTGTTATGCTTAAAGAGCAACGTCGTGAGCTTCGCGTCAGATTTGAATCAAATGAGGTGTACGGTGATTATCAAATGGGTCAAATTATTGGACATGTTTCAATGGGTGACAACACGGTGATTTCATGAGCATCAGAGTCACACTTCCGACACATCTTACGCTTCGCGATTGGGCAGATCAGATTGCATTGGATTTTGACCCATACGGTGCGTTTGGTCGTCTTGAAGACGAAAACAACTGGCAAAACTGGGGCATGCAATTTGTTAACAATTTAACGCTTAGAGAAAACTTTCCCATCCCGTACCAATTTGATGACTGGCGCGAATGGGCAGAGCGTTTTTGTCAAACGGTAGAATAATATGAAATACATTGGGTTTGAACTTGAAGATGAAGCAGAAGAATGGGCGCGTGAGCGTCTTGGACTCGAAAATCCACCAGAGTTCTTTCGTGCATTTTCAGCGGTAAATAACCAAGGCGAGTTTGTATGTGTGGTTATTATGACTAATTTTACCTCACGCAACATTGATCTAACCATTACAATTGATAATAAAAAAGTTAGACCAAGAGAAACAATTGTGATGTTTAACGAGATTTTTGGTTTTATTTTTAACAAACTGCATGTTGCTCGCGTCACAGGACTTCTGCGCGGAAAGAACACGCAAGCCAAGCGGCTAAATGAACACTTTGGCTTTCAACTTGAAGGCATCATGCGTAAATCGTTTGAAGATGATGATGATTTACATATTTACGGATTTTTAAAAGAAGATTACTACAGCCATAAATGGTTTAGAGGACAAACAAAATGAGCGAAATTAGAAATGTAATTATGCAGATGGCAGAGCAAGATCCGCGTTTTCAGCAAGGTATTGCACAAATGGAAAAGCAAGTTGAGCGCATGCCAATTGTGCCAGAAGATCTTGACGATGCAATTGCAATGCTTGAGTTTGTTTTGCAAAACCCAGACAAATATGAAGAAGTGCGTGCGTCAGCAATTAAAGACGGATTGATTCAAGAAAACATGGTTCCTCCACAATATGACGTGGTGTTTATTGTGTCGCTGCTAATTGCATTGTATGGACTGCAAGATCACCTTAATCAAAAAGGTTACGCTGGTGGTGGTTTAGTTGCTGCGGCAAGACGATTGCAAGCCGCTGGTCGTGGTGGTGACGATATGCTTGCGCACATTAACCATCGTGAAGCTGAAATGTTAAAGCGTATGGGTGGTGCGGGTACGATAAATCCAACAACAGGTTTGCACGAATATAAAAGTATTTTTAAAATTTTTACATCAATCATTTTACCAGCGGCATTGATGTTTATTCCTGGTATTGGTACGGCTGTAGGCTCAACGCTTTTTGGTCTTACTGGAACTGCCGCTGCAATGGCAGGCGGGGCAACGCTTGGTGCTGGACTTGGTGCCATTAACGGTGGTTGGAAAGGCGCATTGATGGGTGGTGTTGGTGGTGCGTTAAGTGGTGGTCTTGGTGGTCAATTAGGAAGTTCAGCAAATAGCGCACTTGGACTTGGACTTGGCAAAGCTGGACAAGCTGCGCTTGGTGGTGGATTGATTGGTGCGGGTGTTGGTGCGGCTGGTGCTGGAATATCTGGCGGAAATGTTCTTAAAGGTGCATTAGTTGGCGGTGCTACTGGTGCGGCTGGTGGTGCTATTGCTAATGCGGCAAGTGGTATTGGAACTGATTCTGCAATCGGACTTGGATTAAATAGAGCTGGTCAAGGTTTTGGTAATGCATTGACTGCTGGATTTAAACCTAAACAAGCTGCAATTTCTGGTGGTTTAGCCGGTTTAGCGGCTGGTTTGCAATTCCAAACTCCTGCTGAAATAAACCAAGCAAAATTAAATGATGTCAATGCTGGAAATAAAAATTTCAGTCTTGATATGGGCAAACAAGTTAATGTTAGTGATATTGGTATGAAGCCATCTGACATGGCGATTAATAGTTTGCAAGGACCAGACAGTATTCGCTGGCATGACACGGCAAGTTTAGGATTAGCTAACAGCTCTCCTTCTGCTGGTGGTGGTCAATATGTAACTGATCCTGCAACGGGTGCTGAAAATTGGGTACCAAATCAACCTAACTCCGGTTTGCTTGGTTTAGCACAAAACACTTATACTTCTTCTGCTCCTAGTGGTGGTTATGGTAGCTTTACTGATAATCAAGCTCCACAAGCACCAGGACAGGTTGGAACGCCTACGTTTGCAGGAAATCAAACAAACACGGCTATAACTGCACCATTCACACAATACGGATTTGATAATTTAAGTCCGTCAAATGTTTTAGGATCTAACACACTTATTCCAGAAAGTTATGCGCAAATTAGCGGAAACCAAGGAAACGGTGTTAATGCACTTGGTGGATCTACTGGTCCTACAAATTACACTAACAATGCTAATGGCGTGTATAACCAAGGAACAAGTCCAGATCAAGTAGCAACTGATCAAGCTAAAAAAGAAGGTTTTGATTGGGGTAAAGCCGCACTTATTGGCGGTGGTGCGTTGGCACTGGGTACACTTGGTAAATCTATGTTTTCAGATGCACCTGCTCCTGTTCAAGACTCAGTAGCGCAATTATCTAAGCAACAGCAAGAGTATTTCAATCGTCCAAACGTCGCTTGGGATTGGGATAAAATGCAACAAAACGCTACTGCTAGAAACATGAGCCTACCAGAGTTCATGGCGCAATCATGGCCAACAATTGCGTCTGGTCAATATAACGTGGCTTTAAAAGCGATGGGCGGTCCATTAGCGAGATTTGCTCGTGGCGCAGGATCTGGTCGAGATGATACAATTGACGCAAAATTGTCCGATGGTGAATACGTCATTGACGCTGAAACTGTCGCGTTGCTTGGTGATGGATCAAACAAAGCAGGAGCGCAAATGCTCGACAAAATGCGTCGTGAAATTCGCGCACAAAAAGGTAAAGCGTTAGCAAGAGGAAAAATTAGTCCGGACGCTAAGTCACCATTAGCCTATTTAAGAGGAGCAATGTAATGGGTAGTATTTTCGAGGGAACACCTCAAACCTCAAAACAAGGAACTACGTTAAGCACAAACTTAACACCTCAATGGATGCAGGATGCTATCTATAACCAAGTGCAATGGGCGCAAAATATTGCCAATACGCCATATCAAGCGTATGAATTGCCAACGGTTGCAGAGCTTTCGCCTTTGCAACAACAGGCATATCAAAAGGTACAAGATAATCAAGGTTTTTATAGCCAGCCACTGTTAGACACTCAAAATACAATGTCGGGTTTGTCTACATCAGAAACTGCAACAAATTTAGGATTAAACCAAACAGATTATTTAGATTCAGCAAGAGTCAAAACTGGCTTAGATAATGCAGAAACAAATTGGGAAACAGCGGCTGGACTTAGTCCGTTAACTAACGCAGCGACTAATTTTAGTTCTGCGCAAGGGTATTCGCCTACCGCAAACGCTATGACCGAATTGACAAATTCGGGAACGTCTGCTGCTAACATTACAACAAATGCTAATCCTTATTTAACATCAGCAAGCAAAAACGCATACACTGACGTTTCAAATTACATGAATCCATATCAAACTAATGTTATGGATGTAATGGCGCAGCAATCTGGTCGTAATTTGAGAGAAAACCTTTTACCTCAAGTTTCTGACTCGTTTACAAAAGCCGGTCAATTTGGCAGTTCTCGTATGGGTGAATTTGGTAGCCGCGCTGTTCGGGATGCTAATCAAACTTTGCAACAACAACAAGCGCAGTTAGCAAATCAAGGTTACACACAAGCATTGGGTGCAAATCAAGCAGATTTAACGCGACAAGGGCAACTTGCACAAACTGCTGGTCAATTAGCAGCAACGCAAGCACAAGCCTATCAAAATATCGGTCAAACGCAAGGTCAATTAGCTAGTGCAGAGCAACAAAATTACATCAACCTTGGTCAAGCACAAGGCCAACTAACCGCAGCACAACAGCAAAACTTAGCAACGATTGCTAATCAACAGGCAGCGGCTGGTCAGCAACAACAGCAATTTGGATTGGGTGCTGCGCAAAATATGCAAACCGCAGAGGCGCAAGATTTAAGTCGTCAACAAGGTGCTTTAAATGATTATGCAACATTACTAGGCAAACAACAGCAAATGCAAACTGCTGACACTGCGGCACTTGAGGCGGCTGGTCAAGCTCAACAAGGTCAAATGCAGTCACAGCTTAATGCTGCGCAAACCCAATACAATACGGCACTTAATTATCCAAAACAGCAAATGGATTGGCTCAGTACGCAAGTGCGTGGTTTAGCTCCGATTACGCCTACAAGTCAAACTGGAAATCAAACGACGGTGGGTGGAACATACAATGCGTCACCATTGATGCAATTAGCGACTGTTGCCGGTACTGGTGCGGGTGCGTACAAAGTAGCTCAATCTATATAAGGAACAGACATGGCAAGCGAATTATCAAAACTAATGAAGCAATACGGTGTGTCGTCGGCTACGATGGCAGTGCCTGCGCAATTTAAAGGTACGGTAGTCAATGAACCTACAGCACCAGATAAACCTGTTGCACCGGATGATTTTACATTAAAAGCACCAATAGTTACTGATTATGGGTTACCTGCTGGAACTAAAAATAAACCAGAAAAAGTAACAAAAACTATAACCGATTTAGATGCAGCACAAAAGTCATGGGCAGAATATCAAACATCGTTGGCTGATTATACTGCTCAAAAAAATGCTTATGATGCAACGAAAAAAACTTATGACACCTATGTAAGTGGGGGTATTAACAATAAAGATTCTTATGCATATAAACAAAATCAGTATCAAACAGCGTTAGGGACTTATAAAACGTATTTAGATAATAAAGAAGATTTTGACGCAAACAAAGGTCATATTTATAACCAATATAAAACCGCATATCAAGATCGTATTGCGCAAACACCTATGTATTTGCAACAGCAATTCACTCGTGCGCCTAATGCAAATCCTTATGAAGGAATGTATAGTCCTTACGGTAGCATTGATAACTACAATAAGACAGGAACGTATTGGAACGATGTTATTGGAGATCCAACCTATACAGGTGCTTATACGCCTTATACGCCACTCTATAAACAAAAAGGGTTTGCCGATCAAGCCAGTTATGAAGCAACGCTTCCAACATGGCAACAACAAGGATATGGATCTGAATTGCAATATTTGGATGCTAAAAACAGTAATGATGATTTAACTAAAGTTCCAGTTGATACTAAAGTTCCAGTTGATACTAAAGTTCCAGTTGATACTAAAGTTCCAGTTGATACTAAAGTTCCAGTTGATACTAAAGTTCCAGTTGATACTAAAGATACAAGACCAGAATGGCAAAAACTTGGTTATGCATCTCAGTATGAGTATGATCATAGAAATGATAATAAAACAACAAACGTATCTACAATAGTTGGTGCTACTGGTAATGACAGTTTAACAGATTTGGCTGTTAAAAATGATGTAACAAATACAGGAACACAACAACCAGCCGTAACGCAACAAGGAAACTCTTATTTAGAAAGGGACGCAACTGAGCTGGGTTATCAAGGTGACTTGACAGATACTGCCGCAATGAATAGTTTTATAAATGCGAATAACCAATCTGTAGCACCAATCGTAACAAACACAACACCGACATTAATAGACTTAGCTGTTAAAAATGATGTAATTACTAAGCCTTTTACTGTAGATTCAACAACATCGTATGAATCATCGGATATAGATCAAGCAACTAGAGATGCTATAAAAGCAAGATCGCTACCAAAATACAATGCACCTGCACAAATTGTAATTAATCCGGGTGATACACAGGTTTTAAACTCATCGGGCGTGCCCATTCCCGGTAGACGACATTTGGCTATGGACACAACACCCACATTAACAGACTTAGCTGTTAAGAATGGTGTAACAAATACAGGAACACAACAACCAGCCGTAACGCAACAAGGAAACTCTTATTTAGAAAGGGACGCAACTGAGCTGGGTTATCAAGGTGACTTGACAGATACTGCCGCAATGAATAGTTTTATA